CCAAAGTATGGCCGAAACGGGAACTTCTTCGGATCCTTCGGGAACTTGTCTTCCTCCTTCTTCGGAGTCGGATCCTTCGGGAACTTGTCCTCCTCCTTCTTCGGAGTCGGCTTCTTCTTGCCCTTCTTCTGTTTGTCCTGCGGTGGTACGTCGGTTCCGCTCATAGGTCTACTTGCGCAGCATCTTCAGTTGTGCGGCTCGCTCCATGTTCAGTTGGTCGATCTTGCGCTTGACGTCGTCGATCAGTTCCTGCTTCGGCTTTTGCCCTTCGAGCAACTCCTCGCCCGCCTTCGCGCGACCCATGATCACCTCCCAAGCTTCGAAGCCACCGACCGGCTTCAGGATCTCCTCCATCTGCTCGTTGTAGTACTTCGCTGCCTTGAACTCCATGTCGAGCGACTTGATCGACTTGTCGAACTCGATCTTGTCCAACTCCTTCTGCACCTGCTCCAGCTTCCCGTCAAGCAAGTCCCTCTGCTTCACGTCCATGTCCTTGTCGTGCGTGAGTCGGTCACGCATGATCTTGATGGTGTCACCCTTGAGTTCGTTGGCGTCCTTTTTCAAATCGAGCCCGCGATCTCCGAACTCTTTCCGTCGACCCTCCTGCTCGCGCCGGTACTTCATCGTCTCGTCGTACTGTCGACGACCCTCTTCGGTACCTCGGAAGCCTTCGTTGTAGTGCGACTTCGGCGGCATGATCTGGCGACGACGTTGCGCCGCAGACTCCCACGAATCGACATCGTCGAGCGCGCCGTATTCAAGCCCGCGCTTTCCGTCTTTTCGACGCTGCAACATTGAGAAAGTGCCGTCGTCTTCCTTCCGCAGACGACCGGCTTGCGAGGAATACATCTTGTCCTCGTGCAGCATCTTCCGCATCTGGATCTCCTCGATCTTCGCTTGGTTCATCGAGCGCTCGTTGTCAATGCGCGATCGAGAGAGTTTCTGCAGCGCTTCGTACCGTGTCGCCTGCAACTTGAACTGCTCATGCTTCATGTGCTGCGCAGCCATCTGGCTCAACCCGCGCGCAGCCATGTTCCCCGTCGCGAGAGATGCCTGCATCTTCGCTTCACTTGCTCGTTGCTGCAACGGCAGCAGGAGCTGATGCGTCTTCATTGCCCAGTCGCTCATAGGATTGCCGCCGTTATCAGTTCAGTTGCCGCACCTGCCGCACCTGCCGCACCTGCAGCACCTGCCGCACCTGCCGCACCTGCCGCGCCACCCGCAGGAAGAGATCCCAGTCCTTGACTCATGGTTCCTTCACCCGCACCAGAGACTGCAGCCTCGGACGCTGCCACTGCCGCGTCACCACCGAGACCCGGCTGGTAGCGACCGACCTTACCGACGTGAACACCTTCTAGCGTCACATCACCCGCCTGCATCTGATTCAACGCGACCATCTGATCGTCCATTGCGAATTGCGCGTAGTCTGCCATCGGAACACCACGCACCGATTCGGTATCCCATACCGATGATGCTGCGAGATCCGACTGCGTGCCCATGTTCGGCCCGAACGCGTCCGCAGCACCCTGCGGTGTGTACGCCCACGCACCCTGATCAACCGGCGGCAGTCCGGCAGCCTGTGCCGCCTGGATATCCGCCGCTGCCTGGATACCCGCCTGAATTCCAGGTGGCCCGGACGACGCTTGCATAGAACCCGTAGGTGCTGTTCCTGACCCCGATGGGCCTCTTCCCTGGAGAACTCCCCCTCCCCCTCCCCCCTCAGAACTTGGACCCACTCCTTCACCTGGGCGCATCGGTGCCCCACCGGAACCGACGCCTTCCGACTGGCCGCGCACCTCACCTCCTAGCACGTTGCCTATCCCGGTCTGCTGCGACCCCGGCAATCCCTCCAGAGCCTGCTGTCCAGGATCGCTCTGACCGGGAAGGCTGTCGACCGCCGGGGTCGACGTACCGGAACCGGTGGAAGTCTTGGGCGTTGTACCCTTATCTCCCGGCACATCGGACGTGTTCGTTCCTGCAGTGGTTTGCGGCACAGAACTGAATGGCGAACCACCTACGATCATCCCCTTGATTGCCATCCTCTCCGCATCTTTGCGTGCTTCCGCCGCATGCGTCTCGCGGTACTGCCCGAGCAAGTCGGGCGCGTCGCGACGACGCTGCACGTTGATGTTCGACATGTTCGAGTAGTAGCTCGACAGCATCGACGCAGCACCACCGGGACGGTAGGTCTGCAGGTTCGACAAACCCTCGCGCTGCGTTTGCTGTGCCTCGCGCGCAAGCCGATCGTTACGCCGCGCGGCCATGCGATCGGCTCGAAGTTGCATTCGGAGTCCAGTGTCCTTATCGGGCATGTCCGGGGTAAAACCCATCTCGTCCATGCTGGCGTAGTTCGGACTGGGGTCGTTCGGATCCTCACGATAGTCTCGGTTATAGTTCGAGCCGTACCAGTTGGACTGGTGACCAGCCGGGTCGAGCCACCCTCCGGCCTTTTCTTCGATCTTTCTGAAAAAGTTGCCCATTATCGCTGCACTTCCTTATCCGTCATCTTGCCTCTCTCGGCATTCTGAATGTTCTGTCCTGGTCTGGCAACACCGGTCACCGCGCCCTGCCAAATCATGGATACCTTCGCCTTCTGATCCATACTGCCCGCGCCCGACCATTCGCCGGACTGTTGTTCGTCTGACTCCTGCCACACCGGTGTCACGCCAGTGTCGACCCCCTGCTGATCGGCGACCTTCTCCATCTCAATCGTGATGATGAGATCCACCATCGTGGCTGCGACCCCACTCGATCGCTCAACCATGCGCGCGTAGATCGGACTCTGGTATCCAACCGTACCTGACGACTTGTTGAAAAGCACTGGCTTGTCGATGGTCATACCCTCGATCAACCCCTGCACCAAGATCTTGTCTCGCCCATATTCGGTTGGATGCAACAGTTCCCAGTCCATCACGAGATCCGAACCATTCGTGGATCCGAAATTGATGAACGACACGTTCCGAATCTCGAAGTCCTGATGCGCAGTTCCGACGAAGAAGATCGTCGTGCCCGCGCCAGCCAGGGCACCCCATCCTTTGATCTTGTTTTGAAGTCGAAAACTCTGTGCCATCACCCTGTCCGTGCGGCCTGAAAAAGTACATCCTTCAATCGGACGTGTGCGTTACCGAAGATCTCGATCTTGATCTTCGAGAGTTCAAAACCACTGCCGAATCCTGTCTCGAACAGTGTGCGCCGATCCTCCTCTGCGAGTCGCTGTCCCCACTGTTTGCCGACGTAGTAGAAGTTACCCTCCGAGTCTGTCACGGTAATCCTCCCATACTCGAAGAGCGTTTCCGGTGGACTCGGATGGTTGTTCTCGACGGTGTGAACGAGAACGACACCGGAAAACGTATCCTGGTTGAATGCGCTCCCGCTGATCATCTTGTAGGTCGATTCGAGTGTTATCTGCGTAATGCCGACCTCAAGAATATCATTGATACTCCAAGTAACCCCGGTTGGTGTCGGCGTGAGCGTAACCTGTCCCGACGTAGACGCAGCGAGCGCAGTACCGAACCACAACACGTCGCCGGTTGTCACATCGCGCACCATGAGCTTCGTGTCGATCGTGATATCGTCAACAGCGATACCCGTCGCCTTGAAGATAGCCTCGCCCGTTGTGTTCGCAGTCGTGCAGATTTCCTGCGTCGTGTTCTGCAGGTGATCCTGCATGCGGTCGTCGAATTGGTAGATGTTGCCGTCCTCTTCGAGTGCGAACATCCGCCATACACCGGAGCTATCCGGCATACGTTCCAGGTCGACGATCTCCTGGCCCGCTTTCACCTGATGAATCGAGAACGCATCGGATGCCGTGTTGTAAGTCAGGATCGTATCGTTCGGCAGTTTGCTGAACCCATCATCCCAGTCCGTGTTCACCGGGTTGATCGGGTCGTTATCAAACAACCCGCCACCTGGAGAGGAAGACTGATGGAGGTCGGCACGCACCCCCCACATGATCCGATAGTTTTCTTCGTCGTAGGCACCAATCGATTGCCACATGAGCCCGTAACTGTCGGTCTTGAAAGTATCCCATGTCTTCTTGATGGAAACTCCAATCCAACGAACCGTACTACCGTCGCAGAGAACGGGACCGTCCTTTGAAAGCCAACCGAGACCACCGGGAAACTCGACAATCGAATTCGGAGCAATACAACCATAGACGTCACTGATCAACGTCGGTGAAGATCCGAGTGGCGACCGTCCCCACGAAATCCGATAGGTCTCCTCATCAGTCATAACGATCAACGCATCACGCAGTCGACCAGCAGCACGAATATCCACGCCCTGAAGTCGATCGAATATGATTCGATTTATCGCTGGCGTAATGCCGGGATGCTCTTGTTCCGAAAACCAAATCTGTCCCCGCGACATTGCAACCGAGACGTCGAACGGATCGATCGCCTGTTTTTGGTAGTAGTAGTGACCATCCTCGAACGACCACGGGAATTGGCGAATGCCGAAGCCATTACTATTGATCGTCGATCGTTGAAGCGACCCACCGTAGGTGGTGGTCGACTCGACGTCATCCTTCTGCTCCTTCAAACGAATTCGCCCGTGCTCCCAATTCTTAGGAGTCTTGGAATCACCAGGATGCAAAGGCATTCGCGCAACAGACCCTTGATACGCAGACGGCAAACGGTGGCTGGCTGAAAGTGTGCCCGCATCCGCGATCTTGGCCCGCGATTGCGGGAAATGGTTGAACCGAAGTTCATTAGCAACGGAACCTAATACGACGCTTCGTTTTGACACCTCCCCCTTCATCCGCTGCGAACCAAGATCACCACTATGGGAAATCGGACCACCATAGAACGTGACACCACGCACGGTAACTGACCAAGACGCACCCATCGGAGCGTGCTCCAGAGTTGGAAACTGCGGGTACTGATCCCACGAAACTCTTGTCTGCGTGGTATTTTGTACTGCGAAGTCGAATAGCCATGCTTGAGACGTTGTCGTCTTGAACTTATCGGTAAACTTCTCGATCCAGGCATCCCCGTGACGATTAGCATCCACCTGAACCTCGTATATTGGATAGTAACCCGTGTCCGCAGGTGATTCACTCGCACCGGACGTGTAGACAACTATGCTCAATCCCGAACACTCCGACTCCATCAATCGAGGATCGGAAGCAAAGAGTTCGACGTATGCCTTATTTGCTGCCTTGCCAGCAAGACTTACCTGCCACAACTCACTCGGCAACCCGACCTCTCCGGTGTAGCGGTCTCGGTAACCGACTCTGAAGTTGATCTTGTGAGTCGTTGGAAAGTTCGTCCAGGTTTGCGCTACAGTGCCAGTTCTTGCCGCGAAGATCGAACCCTTCGGCACCCCGAGCTTCCTCGTCCAGCGCACCGTATTGCCGGTACCCTCGAATGCCGCACGTAGGGTTGCTGTGAGAGGACAGCCAAACCCAGGCACTGCAATAATCAAATCGTCATTGGTGACGTGAAGGTTCGCCTTTCGACGCGCCTGATGACTGAAGATCGTCGGTGGTGTTGGTGGATTTGAAGCTCCTTGCGGTTGGAAGTTGTAGTAATTGTTATAGAGCGAGTTAACCGGGTTCGGCCAATACTCCCATGGTGTCTCGGTTGCTATACCGGCGAGAAGATAGTTGAGAGAACCGAGCGACACGAAGGTCGCAAGCGACAGTTTGGCTTCGTTTCTGGGGTCGTGGTGGACCGTGTCGGTAACGACTGCAGGATAGCCATTCACCCACTTCAGTCCGTGATACGAGGTGTTTTTGGGTTGGCTTGCCGAATTTAGGTAGGTTCCGACACGAGGAACGAACATTCCACTGGTCGTCGTCAACTCCGTCGCCGACCCCCATGAAGTCGTGTCGACAGTGAAGGTCAACACCTCCTGCGACTGGACCGTCACCGTCACCGTGTCGATGGCTACGTACGTCGTGGAGGTAAACGCGAAATCGAGCTTGCAGGTGTAAGTCTGGCCTTTTTTCAGTCCGTGCCCGGTGTACTCGTCCTTCCTAAAGTACGCCGTGACTGTTGTGATACCCGATGTGAACCTTATCTGCGGTTTCTTCGATCCGCTGCCAGGGTCACCACCATGCACGGTCATCCGATCGTAGTACTTCGGCTGCGCCGCCTGCACGGTACCGGGATACCGAACGATCTCGGTACCGTCTTTGCCGACCACACACCCGAGCATCGTGGTGAACAGACCGGAAGCCGGGGAGACGTCCGTCAGATCGACCAGACCTCCCCAGGTTGGACGTTCGCCCTTCAAGGATAGTTCGATGCTAGTAGAGGCCATAAAGCTGCCAGGGTGAATCCACGTATCTTGAGTCACGCGAGAAGATCCTGTTCGACCGAACACGCACCCGATTCTTCTCGCTAGTCTTCAGTCGATTCAGATATGCCCTCATCCGCAACATCGCGGCTCGATACCTGGCTACGAGAGAACCCTCCCACCGGGCATCCGCCGAACGCGCCGCAACGCGCAGCGCGGCTGAGATCACGATCACCTCGTCGAACATGCGCGGGATGACACACCGGTCGGTGTCGTTGATCAGGTCACCCCATCGCTTGTGGTACTGGACGATGTAGGTACCTCCCCCGTTTGGGTTCTCACCAAGCAAGATGCGAACCGCGTTCTGCACGGTATAGCCTTCGAGTCGCCACGCGACCGGGACTCGCGATGGCGAATGCATGATCTCCGTGATCATCTCCACCGTCTGTGGGAACTCGACCGTCTTGCTGTCCTCCGAGGTGAACGTCATCGTCTCCTCGCGGCGCGTGAACAATGCGAGCTGACCAATCGAAACCATCACTTCCTGTTGCGCCGAGTTGACCTGGGCGTTGAGGTAGGCATCCGTCAGGTTGGTATTACCACCACGCGAGATCTCGTCTTTCGTCGCGTTGCGGAGTTGCTCCAGAGTGCGACCCTGATGCACCGACAACGAGGGGATGACGTACTTATCGGTCGCCTCCCAGGTATCGACCCCCACTCCCGGCTCGCCGACACCGAATCCCCATGTGCCCGCCGCCTTGGTCGTCGCGTCGATACCGGAACTAGGACCAAGGTCGAGCGAGTTGACGATCGGGGTCTGGTCGTCATTGACGAACGCTTGCAAGCGCACACCCACGTCCTCGCTCGTCACCGTGAAGCGGAGATTCTGAAGCCCACCTTGCACCGGGGAGTTCATGTTCGCCGTGACACTGGTGGTGCTCAACAACGTGCGAGTCGCTGCCGAACGTTCGTAGCGGTACAGCAGAATATCTGCCGTGGTGGCTGTGTCCCAATTGAGCTGGCACTCGTAGCCACCGTTCGCGTCAAACGAAGTCACGCTGATGGTGTCGTCAAGGCGCGCGTAGAGCGCAACCCAGGCGTCCGCACCATCGGTGTAGCTCACACAACTACAACGAAGCTCCTGCTCCGCAGAGAGTGGTAGGATGCCGTCGTCCGCAGTCGTCGGATCCTTGAACGCAACAGCGGCACCACTAGTTGCCTGCGCCAACCCGGCGACAACTTGCATCTCGTCGAGCGGTTGCGGTCCAGAACCCGTGGCATCGATCGGCGTGATCCAATCGTTTTGTGCGAGCGGATCCTCGTCGTCGAACTCAAACGTCTCGGTGATCTGGACCGTATCTGCCATCAGTCATCTCCGAAATAGCAACCGTGCTTCTTCAACATCCGCTTCGTGTCCTGCGTCCAGATGTGCCGATTGCTCTGCGAGTTCTGCACCGTACGGAACATCTCGGCTGGAACCGAACCAACGAGGCGAAGCTCGCCATCCTTGCGACGTGAACCACCTCGGGCCCGCTTTGCAGCGAGAGCCTGCCTGCGCTTGTCGCGCACAGCCTCGGACATGATTGCTTCCTGCTGTTCAGCAGTTCGCGGGTTGCCGTCGATCGTGCCTTGGATCAGAGTCTTCTTCGATTCGTCGTAGAGCTTGAAACCCTTCTCACCCATGTAGTGCCGCCTGCGCGACGACGCCATAGGCGGAGTCTCCACCGGACCACGCCAATCGTGTTCGGTGCGTCGCGTGCCACAACCTGGGCAACGCGGTTTCTGCAGCGGACCTTTCGAGATGGGACGTGATGCCGACCACCCGTTTCCGCACTTGCATGTGTAGTGGTAGATCATGTGGTGAACGAGCCGAAAGACTCCCCTTCTCAGTAGAGAGTCTTCCGGCTCAGACCTCGACTAAGCGGCTTGATCCCACCCGCCGGTGCATGCGAGCATGTTGTCGCACTTGATGCCCGATTCGATCACGCACAGACCCTTCGTCGAATCGCCGTCCTTGGCGATCGGGACGTGGCCGAGACCACGCAGGATCATGCGGTGGAACCGCTCGGGCTCGATGACGATGAACGCATCTTCGAAGACCACCGACGTCGGTCCGCCGGTCGCATTCCAGGACACGCTGGTCGTGCCGTCCATGTAGCGATCGAGGTTGATCGCGATCTCACCGAAGTCGGACTCGAAGAAGTCGATGGTTTCACCCCACGCCTTCGACGCCACGCTGATGTTTCGCCGACTCGTGCCGTTAGCGTAAACCATCGCCATGGCCGAGATGATCCGCTTCATCTTCGCGCCGCAAAGCGCGACGGACCCACCGATGTTCATGCCGTTCGTGTAGCCGTTCTGCAAGATGTCGTGCAGATCGTCGCGCGTCATGTCGGCACCGGAACCGTTCTGGAAAGTCGGCTTGTAGCTGCCGTACGTACCTGTCGCGACGCCGGAGATCGGCTCGTCCCAGAACGTCTGCAGACCCCACGCCAGGACACCGGTCGGAATCCGCGCCACTGCGGTAGTGACCTCTGCGGCTTCGTAGCCCCAGTGGTTGTTGAACTCGGCCTGCTTCATCGTGGCGACCGACTGCTTCCACAACTGGTAGTTGTAGGCATCGTCGTAGCCCGCCTCGGTCACGACACGACGAGTGTCTGCAACCTGCACGGTGTTGGTGTTGATTCCACAACCGGCTTTCAAACGCACGACCTCCGCACCTGCGGCGTAGGACAGCGTTGCGTTTTCCGCCACCGATGCAACGGCAGTCGGAGTTGGCAGCTCATCAACTGCCCAGTCAAAGTAGACGTCGTGACACGACTCCTCATCCAGCAAGCTGGTGAGGGGCAGATCGGTCGGCGTCATGATCGTGATCACGTCCGACAGATCCTCTCGGACCACGGTCGAGTCGTAGGTTGCGCTAAACGTTGCTCCCATGATATTTCCTCGTCAGCGGAGATTGCTTTCTCATCTCCGCGATGAAGTTGACAGCCTTCCTCTTCGCCTCTCCGTAGCTCTTCGCACCGAGCATCTCCTGCCGAGCTTCCTCGACAGTGTCCTTGTTCGGTGGTTGAGAACTCTTGGAGGAAGAGGGACCGGCAACTGCGTGAGTCGCGGGCACCGAGGAAACACTCCCCGATGTACCCTCCTCCGAGAACAAGTCTGGCGAGCGAGTCCGAGCGAGCATGACCGTCTCTTCCATGGACAAGCCGTTGGCATGTTCCTGGATATTCACGATCGCGCCCGCCTGCTGAAGGCTGAAGCCCTCCGTCTCCATCAATTCGAGCTTCGCCACCATTCCGGCGAGAGCAGCGTTTGGTTCTTGAGACTTGGGTTCCTTCGTCTGACTTCGCTGCGCAGTTTCCCGAGCAAGCCAAACCATCTTGGCTTCCTCATCGAGATCGCCCCAACCTTTGGGACGCTTGCCGCCTACGATGTCCGCCAGCTCGCGCTGACTCTCGTGTTCGGCAACCTGTTCACGCAGGGTTGCAAGCTCCTTGTCGCGCGACGCCAGTGCCGCCTTGGCTTCAGTGTTCTGTGCCAAGACTTGCTGCAATCGTTCGATGGGAACTCGCTGTTCGCCTCCGCTCTCGGGCTTCTCCGCTTCCTGTCGCGACGCGACAGCATTCGGATCGGACTGTTGAGTTTCAGCCGCAGGCTTTGAGGCGGAAGATTCCTCGGTGCTACTTCCTTTCGGTTGCTCGCCTGCGGGACTCCCGCTGACCCGGCGGACTGCTTCCATTCGGGTTTCAGGTTGGTCACTCATGGTTCACGACTCCAATTCATACGTGGGTGCATCGCGGTAGAAGGAAACCGTGGTCGCTTGCGATGAAGCTCGACCCCGACTGGGTGTTGGCTACCGGCGGATGTTCGCTTTCCGTGCCGGTGCGCCGCTCTTGACTCCGATCTCGTCACGCCCGGTCACGTTCCGACCGGCGCGAGGGGTGCTGCGAACACGGGTCTTGTCGCCCTCCGTCCGCACCTTCGCTGCTGCGTTGACTTTCGTCGAACCTCGTTTCTTCACGTCTTCTTCTCCTGCGCTTGGAGCGCTCTAGAGATCTTGTTGAGTTCCTCGTTCACCCGTCTCTCGGATGTCCGCAAGTCCTCGATGATTTCGATCCGGCCAAACACCTTTCCGGCCTTGAACGAATCGAAAGTTTCTGCGCGGATCATGTCGCGGTAACGCGACTCGTCCGTCTTCGCGCGCGAGTCCAGGAAAGCCTGGAAGTCCTCGTTCTGCATGAAGCGCGCAACACGCGAGAGCTGCGCGTGCCTGCTGGTCATCGCCGCAGTATTGTCCACCAGCTTCTCTTCGCGCTCGGCGCGTTCGACTTCATCGAGAAACGTGTTCACTGCTGCGCTCCGTTGGTGTTCTGAAAGATCCCAGGCTGACGATCCATCGATGCCATCTGACCTTGCCCCGCCATACCCGGCGTCTCACCGGGAGTGGATCCTGGTTGCCCGAACATCGCGCCCTCGCCCGGTTGCACTTGTCCATTCTGCGTACGCTGATTGCCGGTGGTACCTCGGTTCGGATCGAGAGGTTGCTGCGGCTGCGCGAAGGGCATCTGCTGGTTCTGTTGCTGCTGCTGCTCCTGCTTCCGAGCCGCAGTGCGCTGCTGCTGCAACAGGCTGACGTGCTCTTCGTAGTGCTTCGCGAGCAGCGCTCGAATCTCCGGGTCGTACTCGTCGATGTTGTCCATCGCAGGCAACATCGCTTCGAGGTGTTCCTCGTGATCGTCCTGATCGTCCACCTCGACCTCCTGCCCCTGCAGGATCATGATCAACTCCTCGTTTTGCGTCAGCAGCTCGTGCATCGGAGTTGGAATATGGATCACCTCCTCGCCGCTAATTGCGCCGACCATGTCGTCCCACAACAGCCGCGCCATGCGAAGCTGATCGAACGCACCCGGATGCTGCTGCATCATCGGAGCCATCAGGTTCAGGTACTGCATGAGCTGCGTTGCTCGCAGATCACCGGAGTGGAGCGAACCGAGTGCGGTGAATGTGAAGTCCACCTGGGTCTGCAAGACTTCAGGATCCACTTCCTCGTAGACCTTGAGACCCTTCGCCCCCTTGCCCAACACGCGGAACTCCATCGAGTTCGTGACGTACTGGGTGTTCATGGCATGCCACTGTTCGAGCATGTCGTTCAGCCCCATCGTGTAGGACTGGATGTATGCACGGAGCCGTCGCGACGACTCGGACAACTTGTTCGTTGACTCGGTCGCTGTGTTGCTGTTGTCCACGCCACCGAGCACGCGCGTTCCGCCCGACACCTCTTCGATGTCCATCGAGAGGATCGAGTCGGCGTACTGCATCTCGCCCATCGTGGACTTGAGCGAGACTTCACTAATGCCGCCGGGGTTCGCCACCGGAATGATCGCACCCGGCTCGATCTCCCACAGGTTGCCGGGAAGGTCGTCGGTGTCGGACACGAAGAGGAAAGGCGACAACGCCAGCTTGTGCGACTTCAAGGCCAGATCGCGGTGCTGGTTCATTTCCAACTGCGGTCGGATGGCGTTGTCGAGGGGCGCGATCGAGAAGAAGTCGAACGCATCGCGGTTCGCCCTGGCGCAGGCGTATGGCCTGTGCTTATCGTCGAACGGGTTCTCTTGAATGCGGATGGGAACTTGAAAGTTCGCCACCGTGATCACGCACTCGCGCGTGAACCCTTCGTCGTAGAGGTCGAACAAGCCCCAGATCTCGGTGACGTAGAACTCCTTCGGTCCGCCTTTGACCTCCCGGCGTCCGTAGTTGATCTCGTGCTGTCCAGTATCCCGATCTTCCTTGTACCACGAATTGTAGTCGTGCCGCTCGATCATCGAGCTGTCGGCCAGTTCCTCCCAATTTTGGAACACACCCTCACGACCCATCGAGGCAATCTGGTCGAACGTCATCTTGGTAACGTCACCAACGAACTTCGAGTTCGGCACGTCGGTAGCTTCCATGTCGATGACGAAGTCGAATGGATCAACGAGTCGTTGCCTCGGCCCGTTGAACACCACTCGCTCTTCTTCCTTCAGCGACGTCTTCAGCTTTGACTTACCGGCTTCTCGAATTCTCCTGTGCGTACGCTTGATGCGCTTCTCGCACTTGGTCTCCCACCACGTCTTGATCGCACAGAACCCGTAGGTCAACATCGTGCGAATCGCGGGCTGCACCGACATGCGGAAGCGATCCTGTTCGAGCTGCCACGTCAGGAACGCGGTAATCTTCTGGGTCTGCTTCTTGTCGGCATCCTCACGACCGTGCGTCGTGAACCACTTCTCGTAGGAGAGCACCTGCTCCTCGATGCGCGGGACCATGCGCTCGACAGCTTTGTACATCTCGGCGACCTCGCCTTCGCCTTGCCCTCCCTTCATCCCGTCCATGAGTCGACGGACTAACGCCCACTTCCGGAACGTGTCGTTGTTCTCCTCTTGGAATCTGCGAAGTGTACTCGTCACAAATTCCGTGGCTCGCTTGTCGAGCACATCGTTCGTTCCAGCGAGGTTGCGATACGGAACCTGAATCTCGTTCCACGCACGCAACTGATCCGGCGTCGGGTTCGGGGTCAGCGTGACCGTCTTCGTCTTCGACCTGACGCCCGACTGCGTTGTGGTGGAAGCACCGTCCCCGGAAGGCGCACGCTTCATGACGTTCTCGGCGTTGCCAGTCTTGACAGTCATCGAACACCTTCCGGGGTAGCACCGAGGTCACCGGGAAGGGGTGGCAACCTCTGCACAAGGGATCTCATTTGCTGCTTCCTGATTTTTGGAAGCGTGGCCGGTCGTCGTGCTTCGGCTTGTCGAAGTGTTCGAGCAACTTCCAAAGTCGCTGCTCGTTCAGGAACAACTTGCGCGTGATCCACATGTTGGCTTTGTCGCGCTGCATCGTCCTGCGCAAGATCGCGATGTCCGCATGGATCTCTCGCAACTCACCCGCCACTCTGTTCTGCGTTTTGCTCATCTGACCGGATCAGGGGGACTGACCATATCTGGTTATCCAACTCTGACCGTTGGGATTGTGATCACGCCCTCGATAGACGTCAACCATCTGTTGTCGCCCGTTGACGACCATTTCGATTGGCACGACGTTGCCTTGTCGAACACGCTTTTGACGACGTTTCATCTCGCGACGACGGTTGCCCGGTGAGCAGATGCGTTGCTTCTTGTGGTCGGTCGCGTCGATGTCAGCCAGTGCATCGGCCATGTCGTTCTTGCCGTACACCGGGAAGCGAACGAACTCCAAGACCAGCTCACCGTCGGGCAACACGCTGCCGTCCTCGCACTTATAGCCTTCCGGATCGAACAACGTGCGCGTCTGACCGAGGTCGTGGAACACGCGCGGCAACGTGTCGACGAAGAAGATTGCCTGCCGTTGGAAGCGACCCTGCAGTCGCTGGATGCGCTGCTTCTTCGAGTCGTCGTTCACTCCGCGCGACACCTCGACGAGATTCACGCGCATCTTTCGATCGCGCGCGGACGCAAGAATCATGGCATGGAAGACCGAGTTCATGCAGATCCGCTCCATGAGGATCTTCTTCACGTTGACCCTCGACTCCCACCTCTCCTGCATGTTGAGCAGCTCGCTGACGAACTCGTCGGGCGACATGTGCCCGACGAACGCGTCGAGCACGTATGCGTTGTCCTGCGAATCGAGTCCGACCAAGATGCCAGTTGAGTAGCAACCTTCCTCGCGCACCGACGTCGCAGTGTCCGTCAGGATGTAGCACGAGAGATCCTTCATGAAGTTCCCGAAGTGCATCGCGGTGAACTGCTCGCGGAAGAAGACCATCGACGCACTCGATAGGCAGACGTTGAGGTACTGCGACGAGAACTTCGCCTCGTCGTCCATCAACTGGAGCTGCTGCATGAGGAAGTCTTCGTCGAGGTGTTCGAACCGCGCCTCGCCAACCAGACTCACCGCGCCGCTCTCGCTCTTCTCCAACTGCATGCCGCAGTCGATGATCTTCATGTCGAAGCGCTCGGCGAGGTTGTTGATGATGTAGCCGTAGAGATCGTCGTCGTGATACCTGGTACCCACTGCCATCAACACACCACCGGGATCGAGCAGCGGGAAAAGCATCTGGAAGCAGTCCCGCACTTTCTGCAGACCATCCTTTGTCTTGACGTTCTGATCGCTTACGAGGTCGTCGATGATGATCACGTCGTAGTGACCACCAACCACGACCTTGTCCACGCCGAACGCGGAGATGCTCGGCTCCTTCTGCCAGTCGTTAGTGCGCGACAGAGCGATCTTCTCGCGACTCCACGGTTTGCCGCGCAAATCGCCCCAGACCTCCCGCAACTTCGAGTTTGTCTCAAAGTGCTGTCGGATGGCTCCGACCGTCTGTAGAGCGTTTGTGTAGGTCTCCATGCCGTACAGCACCCGGATGTTCGAGTTCTGCAGGAGGCGACGAATCGCGTACGCCTGGAGGATTGTCGTCTTGTAGGAACCACGCGGAGCTTCGAGATGCTTGAACCGCGTCTCCGGGTTGTCCACGAACTCGACCATCTCCTGGTGCGCTCCGTCCGGACGGATGCCACCGGGACGAGTAACCTCACCCGTCTCTGTATGCTTGTCGAAGTCGAACCCCAACACGTTGCGCGCGAGGAAGCCGGTGTCGGTTTCCGCGCGCAGCTTGAACCGGCTGCGCAGTGTCATCAGATGATCTGACCGGGTTGCGAATCCTTCATCCGCTTGACGACGTGCTTGCCGCCCCTCCATCCGAGCAGACCCACGAGCAACGACCCGGCACCGATCGCTGCCGCGACGTAGTTGCCGGATGCCGCGTCGGCCACGATCTTCGGGACCTCGATGGCAACACGCTCGATCGCCTCGCTACCACCGACAGCATTCGGGAACATCTTGCAGCCAGCGAGGAACGGAACCACCAACAGAACACACCGCATCATCCACCTCCTAGAACAGGGCTGTAGCTGGCGATCACGTTGCCGAGCATCGCCCCGAGCGCTGCGGCTACTCCAGACAGCCACATGACCTTGCGCTCCAGGGCTCCAAGACGCCGACCGGCGGACTCGAAACGCAACTCGACCTGATCGTTCAACTTGTGCTGGCTTTCCCAGTACGCGTTGATGCGACCGTCGTGCTCGCGGGTCCAGGCCTCCAGCTCTCGAACTCGATCGTCGATCTCAGCCATCGAGCTGATGATACTGCCTAGGACCCCGATCTGGTTAGTCCCAGATCTGGATAGTCAACAGGAATCCGTCTACCCTGACCCCAACTCCAGGAGGATTCCAAGATGACCAGATTTCACCACCTCAGTCGAAGCATAGCAGTCGACACAATCTCAGCGGCAGACCCAGTCGTGGTCACCACTACAACCGATCACGGTCTTGTTGAAGGCGGCATGCTTTTGATCAGCGGCGTCGTCGGCGATATCAACACCATCGTCCACAACCCGGTACGTGGTAACCCCCAACCGGTCAACTACACCGTCGTCAGCGACACCACGTTCTCACTGCAAGATGTGGACGGCACCGACCTCGACACCACCGGTCTCACCTACACCAGCGGTGGAACCGTTCTGATGGACGACCCGCTCATCGAGTGGGACAACCTCAAGGCAATCACTTTCGATCCGATCGATGTGACACAAGGGTACGACAAGGCCGGTGTCGGGCTCACCCCCGCACTCATCATCGCCATCGACGCGAAAGATCCGGTCGTCACCGGAGCGAAAGACGTGCAGCTCACGCTCTACTCACGACCGAGCCCTAGTCAAGAGTGGCGACTTACACGGGCGGCAATCGGATTTGGGACAACCGGATTGGGCTCCGCAAGTTGGCTCACCCTGAACGGCCGCAGCGTACTTCACCTTGTGGACGAGTATGCTCTCCCCAACATCCAATTCCGCTCGCTGGCAGTAGGCTTGGGAACGAATCAGTACAAGGTCCAGGTGGTCACCAGCGGTTAGCCGTTCTTGATCTCAGCGATCTCCTCGTCGCGGAGACCTAATCGCCGCACAGAATGCAAGCGGTGTAGGACAGTGTTCATCGCTTCAATCAGTTCTACCGCACCCTGAGCGTAGGGCTGCGGCAGGTACATTCGCATCGTGAGCAGATCGCTCTGCACCTTCTGCAACATCATCTCTGCCGTCTTCGCACGCACCGTCATCGTGTCGTGCGCGAGCGCGATCGAGTCGCGCGCGGAAACCAGCTTCTTGCACGTCTCGCACTGCGGATTTTCACCGGTAACGAGCGTGCCGGGGGGCATCTCGATCCCTCCCTTCGAGGTCGTCATCTATCCGCCCTCCCACATCTTCTTGAATTGCTTGGGCTCGATCTCCTGGCACTTCGTGCGCTTGTCGCAGTCCTGGCACACCGCGTAGTAGTAGCCCTTGTCGCGCCCTCCCCCGGTGCTGGTCACGTTGTAGCCGAAGCAGTGGCCGCAGTGCGGACGCACGTACGACGTGACGACGGGATTGGTATATGGCCGTTTCTTCGCCGTCCTGCTTTTCTTCTTCTTCGTTACCACCATGGTTCCTCGTTGACCGCGCCATCCCCTCCCAAGGGACTGCCCCGATCTGGGACTCGCCAGAAGTTATCACTGATGTGGTGGCTTTTCCTGCCCTGGTTCGGTTTTCTCCTCGAAGCTCCGCAAATCGAGTCCAAACTCGTCGCGCACTTGCTCCTCAACTGTCACGTCGATGTGATCCTTCAGCACCGCGAGACCCGCAGGGTCTTGAGGGTTCACGCCGTGAATCGAGTAAAACTCCTCGACCGACATCACGTCCATACCCCACGCACTGTGGTGCGGACAGAACGTCGGCCACTTGATCTTGGGGTTGGTCAACTTGCCGCACCACGGCGCGACATCGAACCGCGTTTCGTACACCGAACACAGACCACCCTTCAGGAAGGGACACGAGTGGCTGGAGTACACCGCCACGTCGTTGATCACCGCTTGGAAGTAGCAGCACCGGCCCAGGTCGGGGCACGCGCTGCACTCGCCAAGATCAATCGTAGCCGGTGACGGTTCCGGAGGGCTTATCATCTTCGATCACCGGGTCCGCGATGGCTTGCTGCTCGATCTCCGCACTCGACCGCATCAGCGGCACGGGCTCGCAGGCGACGGGCTCGGGCACACCCACTCGCAAGGTCTCGCACTCGTCTTCGATCCACCCGGCGCGGAACTTCACTGGAGCGGGGCCACGAACCGCGAGCGACGTCTCGAACGAACCGTTGTCGATGAACATCGCGTGGCAAGGTCCGTCAACCCAGGCATGGTAACCATCTTCCAAATACCCGCCGGTGCTCGCTCCACACTTGCAGGTGGTGACCGGCTCGTCTGCGAGCTGGAGCTGTCGAACGTCGTGACATGCCGTGCAGTAGAGGAGTTTCATGGACCCGGAATCTACTGGCTTGCACCTCGATCCGCCAGCGGGTAAGACCCGATCTGGCGAGTCCCCGCTTTGGGGAGTCCCTAGGGCGCTGCCGAGCGCGATTCAGAATGACCAGGAACGCCCGTTCGCCAGTAGCCGACGGGGCATCCGCACTCTTCCGATTCACCCCCTCCCTAACCTAGGTCGCTCGGCAGCGTCCCACTTTTTCAACATGGCGAGGAGAACAGGTCGGTCGGTTGCAAGAGCACGTCAAGACGGCATCGTTCCCGTTCCATCCCTCGATCGGAGACTGGCTCGCCGCCGGTGGTGACCTCACCGTAAACGGCCAGAGCTTCACCGCGAACACAACACGAGGCGACCCGAAGAGCGGCGACGAGTCCGCCGTGTTCGAAGCGTTCTTCAACCTCGGCGAAGGTGCGTGGGTGAAGGGCACGGTCACCTACTACCCGAACGATCCGATCGCGGACTGCTGGTTCATGCTCGGGTATGGGCACGAGGGATGGAGCGCACCGCACGTCAAGCGACAGGACGTGTTCGTCGTCGATGCGAAGTCTACCGTATCGATCGTGCAACTCGACAAACTGAAGTACGGCGAGGTTCTGAACACGCAAACCACGCTGCCGCGACACTTCACCTACGACTTCGACAAGGGAGTGATCTCAAAGACGAAGAGGACGTCGTCGGGCGATCGCGACATTCATAACCTGGGCGAAGGCATCGACACCGGCGAAGAAAAACCAGGACCAAACTACGAACCAGACCCAATACTCGACGACGACGACCTCGACCAACCTCCACCAGAACTATATCCATGACCAAAACACTGTATGGGCGAGACAACTGCCCCATCTGCAAAAAGACCGCCGACTACCTTCACCCATATCACGATCGGAAAGGTTACTACTCCGGGCGGGCTTGTTCCGACCGTTGCGCACGTTCATTACCGGGCCAAGGGGAGATGTGGAACTACGAGCCGGACCATGGGGAAGACGACGAAGGAGATGCGTGGTGAGGCGAAAACCGAAACCTCCTGACACTTTTCCCGTGGCCCCGGCAACGGCTCCCGATGAGCCCGCGAACCACCTTCTTCTTCCCGAAAGCCGGGGCCTCGGGACCTTTCGCACACCCGTAGTCACTCTCACGGAGAGGGAGGGATGAGTCTCGTGCTGCAACCGCTCAACCTGGATGAGGCGAAGCTCTTCGTCAAGCGCCACCATCGCCACCATGAGCCGCCGCTGTCTCACAAGTTCTCGATCGGTGTGAACGACGGAGAGACTGTTCGCGGCGTAATCATCATCGGGCGCCCAGTGTCGCGAGTTCTTGACAACGGTTGGACGGTTGAAGTAACCCGGTGCTGCACTGATGGCGCGAAGAACGCCGCGTCAATGCTCTATGCGGCAGCGTGGCGCGCAGCTCGATCAATGGGTTACCGAAGACTCATCACCTACACGCTCGCGACTGAGCCCGGGACGTCCCTGATCGCCGCGGGATTCCGCGTGTTGTACAAGACCAAACCCAATCGGTCGTGGAACGCTCCAGGCCGACCACGGGTCGACAAGCACCCACTCGGCGCAAAGCTGCTATGGGAGAGGGAGGCTTGAACGACCTTGCTGACCCCGGCTGAGTACGAAAGTACAGGATACCCCGAGCTCGGATGCTGCGAGGAACGGCTGCGGTTGCTCGCCGACAAACTCCGCCTCACCAGGGAGGTGGCTTCCCTCACGCGGCTGTACGGACTCCTGAAACTCCAGGTTGAACTCATTTACTCGGAGAAGGATGACATCACGAAGGACAACTGAAGCAAACCCCTTCAATTGACGACGATCTATCTATCAAGCCCCGGATCCCAATTGCGAGCGGACTACTGCCGGAACCTTCCGGTGCTCATGTCGTTCGGGGTCTACCGGAAGGTCGGATGGGTGGAGAAGTACGTCCCGTCGTTCTCAGGTCTGCTCATCGATTCGGGAGCTTACTCCGTCCTGACCACCGGGACTGAGATCAACGTGGACGAGTTCGCCGAGTGGGCGCAGAGATTCCCGCACGCAGATGCGGTGGCGGCACTGGATGACATCTCGGGGGACTGGGAGCAGGGACTCCGCAACTGGGAAGCGCATCCGTGGATGTTCCCTACGTTTCACGACACCGACCCTTGGGAAGCTCTCGCCGGTATCTTGGAGAAACATCCCAAGTGGATCGGGCTTGGAATGAAACCGCCGAGAACGTCTGCACGATGGCTAGACGAGACTCTGGAACGGATACCAGATCAAATCCACATCCACGGGTGGGAGTTGCGAGCGTTCACGGATCGCCACCGCATCGACTCGTTCGACTCAACCAACTGGTTCCGCGACTCATGGGCGGTCAAGAACGCATATCCCTGGCTAACCCCTGCCGAGTCCTTGGAGATCATCGTCAAGCGATACCAGCGCGAACACCGAATCATCAAAACAAGGAGCACAACGCCATGTCTGTTCGATACCCAGTGAACGAGATCTTCTTCTCGATCCAAGGCGAAGCGCACTTGCGCGGCTTCCAGATGGCATTCCTTCGCCTAGCCGGTTGCTCGGTCGGATGCCCAGAATGCGACACAAACTACGCGGCAAAGTCCACCCACGATGCGCGAGACCTATCCTTCCGAGTTCTGGAGGAGATTCCCTCATCAGTCAAGGACAGGTGGGTGTGGATCACCGGAGGAGAACCCACCGATCACGATTTGGTCCCGCTGATTCGCGAACTTCGCGCCCGTGGATTGTCGGTCGCCGTCGCCACCGCTGGGCACAAGCGGTTCACCCCAACGGTTGACTGGTTGTCTGTCTCACCTCACAAGGCTGAAGACTTCTCCCAACGCTACGGACACGAGATCAAACTAGTAGACGGACTCCACGGGCTTGACCTCGACGAGTTCGTTGGCGAACACCGCGACGGATACACCGACTTCTGGTACCGCTACGTGCAACCGCTGTCGGTGGACGGGGTGGAGCAACCCGACAGTCTGGCCCGATGCATGGACTTCCTTGACCGGCACCCGAATTGGGCGCTCTCCCGTCAAGACCATCTCGCTATAGGAGTGCGCTGATCTAACTCCAACAGGGCCGACTGACATGACAACCGAACCGCAACCTATCCCAACCTTCGACTACACCAACTTCGTCGCCAACAAGACCATGACCATAGTCTCGTGTGGCACCGTTGTCCTTCGTAAGGAGTTCAACGTTGAGGGGTTTGCTTCTACACCAACGCTGAACGCAAACGACGTAATCACGCTCTGCAAAGGCTACAGTGGGTTGATGGCTGCGCTGGAGCTCCAAGCTAGCGCGCTAGAAGAACACGACGGGCAGAACTGGGACATCTTGGCGACTGTGCTGTCGGAGTGTGCCCGCGCCGCCATCGCCAAAGCGATGGACCAGCGCATCGCCGAGCTGGTGGCCGAAGCCAAGCGACTGGAGCGTGAAGCGCCATCCCACCGGAAATCTGATGGACCGCTACGACCTGACTGACCTGACAACCGGGCTCGACCACAAAGCCACACCAAACTACGGCAACGGCAAGTGGGTGTTGGCCTCCGATGCCTTCGCTTGGGTCGACGAACTCACCGCAGACATCGCGCACCTGCAGCACGAGGTGGACGCGGTGAAGGCAGACTACGAGCGTGCCACCTACCGCTCCTACCAAGACCGTCCCTTCATCTGCGTCAGACCTACGCCACTAAAGCTGGCAGCAGATTCGGAACGTGCGCAAGGTGAGGGCCCCACGAAAGATACATAGGATAGGGGGCCCCATTGGTCGCTCCCCCCTTGCTCAAATCGGCATTTTTTCCTCGATCTGGGCGTGGCGGGACGGATCCAGTATCCTGTGCGCCATTCGATCCTAATCCCTTCGCGTAGTGTGGGTTATGTCGGTGGTTCGATACCCTTGGGACCGTTGCAAGGGACCAATTGACGAGATGGCAGTACGTGGCAGCTACGTGGCAGCGACGTGGCACTTACGTGGCAGCTATAACAAGGGAAGCGGACTAGACTAACGTGCTTTGTTAGGGTGTTCGTGGCACTTGCCAGAAATATAGACACACCACACCGTGTTTCCGTATGCACGTTTCTGTGGTGTAAGCGCTTACACGAATCGCCTATACGGGTCTGTACGTACTGTACATGCCATGTACAGTACAAGTACAAGTACAAGCCCCGTGGGTATGGGCAATTAGGCGTTCTGGCCGAGTGCCACGAACCCGCCACCATCCCGCCACCATCCCGCCACGATTGCGCCATTCGAGACCATCCGTTCGCACCCTTCGCGACGTTTGCCGGTTGACAAGCTCTTGCCACCGATCGCGCTGTTGGTCGAGAATGTCGGCAATGGACGCGAACCACATCTGGTGAGTGCCACAACCTACGAAACCGAATGAACCGAAACCAACGAGACGAGCCCGTTACGGATCGCCCTCTGCCAGGGCGAATCTACTCACTTACCGGCGGCCCCGGTGTCCCTTGCATCGCGAACGGCGATAGCTGGCGCGAGTCCGATCTCGGCGACGCCGACGAATTCCACGCAAACGAACGTGCAAAAGTTCTCGCACGCCGAGCTGAAAAGGACGCACGACGTCACATACGCGAGGAGGGAATCTAGCATGGTACGCAAAACGAAAGCGGAACGGCAAGCGGACGAGAACCGCGCGCGAATCGTGCGCCACCTGGAAACGTCTGGTGTCATCGATTCCATGATTGCATTCGCCGAGAAACATGACGACTGGCGCGAACAAATCGACGCGCACAATTACGGTGAACGTCTCGGCAAGATCCCGCGCGATTGCACCGGTGTCGTGCGCCAGATTCGAAACAACATCACTGCGAACGTGATGGAAGAGTGGCCGAACCTCGCAACTCTTTCGCGATTCGTCCGCATCGCGATTTGCTTCGATGGTGACGCGTTCCGCCAGCCTGGACCGTGCGCCGAGATTGCATCGCTACTCCGCCAGATGGCGGAACGGTTCGAAGCCGAAACGGATCTCGAATTGATCCCGCAGTGGTATGGAACGTGGCGCGATGCAAACGGCAACGCATGCGCAAACGTCGATATCGAAACAACGGAAGCGAACGGGCAGAACCTAGGACGCATCGCGTCATCCGGTACCGGTGGTATTGTCGATGGGCTTGTGGCTGCGCTGGAGACGCTGCTGTTTGGTGTCACCGAAGACGTATCCAACAACAATGGGCGCGTCGACTTGCCCGCCCTCGAGGACACTGCCCGCGCCGCGCTTGCCGCCGCCAAGGGGGGAGACCGATGACACGTCCAGACTACGAACCTATCACCGCTCGTGTTGAATCGTCGCAGGAGGACAGCAGCAATGAATAGCTTTGCCCGGATGCAGGGTCTGCTGAAGGATGCGAACGGCGCACCCTACGCGCCCACATCGGCCGAGCTTGACGCGATCGCCGAACGACATTTGGTCACGGTACGCGAACGGGCCGAGCTTGCCAACGGACAAGGGGTGCTACCCGGTCCCGGTTTCGTCAAGGGTGGCGACGATGGCTAGACTCGGAATCGTTCTGTACCGGGGTCCGTCAAAATTCTCCGGCGAGACCATCGAAGCTATCGCAACGGAAAGCGAGAACAAGAAAACGCGCGGAATGCTGGTCATACACATTCTGCCGACGATCGACGTTGCGAAAGCGGACCGACCGCACCTATCGGTATGTCCGTCCGACTGCCCGTTTCACAAAGCGTGTTATGTGAACTGGTCACAGTCCCCGCCGATGGTGCAACGATGGCATAGTGGAAAACCCGTCTGGACACCGCGCGCGGTTCGCGACGTTGCGCGCGGTCGATCGATTCGCATCGGCGCGGAAGGTGATCCATGTGCAGTTCCCGTTGGCGTCTGGCGAAACGTGTTGTCGGATTGCGCATCCTGGACGTCCTATACGCATGCATGGCGCGATGGTCGCAACCGCTACTATCGCCCCTTCTCAATGGCTAGCGTCGAATCACCAGCGCAAGCTCTCGAAGCGATAGCGAAAGGGTGGCGAACCTACCGAGTCCGACCGCGCGATACCGAGACGATGGCGGGAGAGATTGACTGCCCATCGTCGCGCGGTGTTCTGTGCGCATCATGCGGATTGTGCAAGGGCGAACACGAAACCGCCCCGACGATTTCGATACCGGCGCACGGTGGCGCGGTGTCCGCTCGTGAGGCGAACCGTATCGCGCTTGCCGTCTAGGACGTTCGAAAGCTCGAAGGGCCCCACGTCGCAATCTGGCGAACGTGGGGCCCGATTCTGTACGAGTCATCGGTCCAGGTTCGCCCGTCCAGGTTCGCGCGGTTCGCTTCCCGTCTCGCTGGCTACTCCGCGCGCCACGTTCGCCCGTGAGCGATTCGCGCCACGTTCGCGCATGATTCCGCGAACTATTTTTGGGGCCCGTACAGAGCATTCTAGGGCCCTTCTCGCGAACGCATCCGGGAGACGCTAGCGAGAGCCCGAAACAGCCACACCACGCCCAACCCACGCCCCCCCCTCGATTCACGCCTAGACGCCTGCGCAGAGAGGGAGGCGGGCTCAGTGGCACGGGAACTGGATTGGCACGGGAACTGGACTGGACCCTAGGTAGGACGGACTGTGGAACTAAACGGTTCTAGCGAGTTGCCCCCTAGCGTGTTCGTGAGGATAGTTCTGTCTTTCTGAGGCCTTGCAAGGAGACCTACAACTGAATGCAAAACGCGCACTGGAATTGCTCGTCAAGGCGATCGAGGCTACGAGCATCGACCCAGAGATCAAAGTTCACCCTGCGTTCACACAAGCGAAACGATTTCTGCCGGTGGAGCTGGCCGACGCCAAGTTTGTGTGCAGCAAGTGCGGCGACACAGACGTCGAGATCTTCATGGGTGCATGGTTGCCCGCGAACAAACCGTTTGCTGAGTTGATCCACGGCACAGACTGGCAGTGGGATCACGAAGTGCCTACCGGCTACACCGAGAAGTCGAAGGGGTACTGCACCAAGTGTGAGGACAACGTGATCGTCCACGAGAAGGAGGTTGAGAACCCAGATTAGTGCGGAGAAGGGCACTAAAACTCTTCGGAATCTGGTTGCGAGAACCAAATCTGGGTAGTCTGGAACGCGGTTCCGACTGCTTCGTAATCGTGAGGGATTCATTCTCCCGTAGGCATGAGTGCGAGGTGGTCGGGACCATCACCCAACCACAAGGAGGTTCATGGCCGCAAAGAAGAAGACTCGCGTGAAGTTGCTCGCACACTGCTGGCGATGCGGGGGGCCGATCTACATCGGCGACAAGACTACGGGTTGCGTTGACACCACCGCACCAGACAATCGCGTGCGTCACTTCTCCTGCGCACCGTGGATATCCAAGTGATGCAGCAACTCTACATCCTCGACGAGAACAAGCGACCCAAGGAAGCGTCGCGCCTCGAATGGCACAAGTGGATGGACAACGTCGAGAACCGACGCGTCGCACAGACCGAGTTGCACGCGCCGCTATTCGACGAAGACGTGTTGGTCGCGACGGTGTTCACCGGAGTGCCATGCGGAGACGGTTTGCACCTCTTCGAGACGTTCGTCATCGGATCGAAATATGAGCACGATGATTTTTCTCAAACCCACCCAACGTGGGACGTGGCGGCAGCTATTCACGATTCGGTCGTTGCCGAACTGGCGCGGGTCGGGCTCACCGGCGATGGCGATAGCGCGGGCAGCGAATGCTTCCCGTTCGACGTAGCAGACCGTGCGAGCACTTGGAACGGCAAGTCGGAGGCCAAGGGACATGGCACCGATCCCGGCACATAGAGCCAACTCATTCGGCCCTTCTCCGGGCGTTATCGTAGCGCCGATCTGGAACATCGTCCCCTTGCGACCCGTAGCGCATTGCTCATTCGTCCATTCCCTTCCTCATCCAATTTGGTTCGGCAGACGCGCCGCTCATCTTCTCTTTGTGCGACAGCATTCTATCACCGACATCGCGCAAGAACTTCTTCAGCCCCATGTCCTTGTTATACGCCTTCGTAGAGAGTTCCATCCACAGTTTGATCCCGCGCTCCTGGACCTTGATATCGTCGGACTCGACCATCCGAGTGATCGCATCCATGACCGGAGCGAGCGTATCGCTGATGGTCTCGTGCTCTTTCGAGAGACGCCGCGCAAGCTCGCGGATCGCGACGTCGATGTCACCGGAGAGGGCAGCTAGTTGGTAAACCGGTTCTCTTTCTGCCATCTCTCGCGGTGCATCCTCTCCACTGCAGCGAGCAGCAACTTCGCCAGCTCCGGTTTGCAGATCAGGACTCTCGGTCCCGACGTCTTGCGATCGACTGCCATCTCGTTCTGAATCAGGTACTTCTTGATTTGAATCCACAGTTTGTTGCTCCACAGTTTTGCCGTGCCCGCGTTGAGGCACACCGCGACCAGGGAACCCTGGAACTCGACGGCGTTAGACTCATAGTCCGGATGTTGTCGCGTGCCACTGATCGGCTTGAGATACCCGATCGTGATCGCGTTGTGTGATGCCTTGTTCGGCACGAGGTGTCCCGTGTGCTCGTCGAGCAGCGTGGCCTTGCCCGCTGCGATGTTCGCCTCGATCTCGGCAACCATCTCGTTCGCAACGCCACCTTCGGAGAGCGCATCGCTCTGCACGTTGAAGAGCGTTCGCACGACGCGCCCGTCCCACGTCTCGGTGATCTCGTCGTGCAGCATCTCGTCCATGCCATCCGTCACGTCGCGACACCAGTCTGCGAACAGATGCAGCGTCGCGCTGAAGAGCGACACCCGCTCCCACACCCGGTGCATGTTGTTCGCCTCGTTCCGCCAGTTGATACTCTCCTCGTCGAACACCTCGCCGACCTTGCGCTCGCACTCGCGGAACAGGTTGGTGAACCTGTCCTCCACCTCGCCGCGCAACCGCATGCACCAGTTGATCCACCCCGACATCACGTACGGCAGCAAGTGCCGCTTATCCATGGTGCGGTCGTGCGGAATCTTCCACTCGTCGGCACCGGGACCAGGGCGGAGTCGCGGCACGTCGATGATCAGCGAGCGCGCCAGCAGAGACTGGTCGCCAGCCGGGAGTTGCTCGCACGTCACCACCGGGATCGAGTGTCCAGCCTGCGAGGTGCGGAGTTTGCCGGTCTGATCCAAGCGACCGCGCCCGGTGCCCTGGGCGACCGAGTGCAGCACCCGCATGATCTGCTGCCGAGCCATCTCCGACTGCGCCTCCCACTGGAGATCATCGACCACGATCGAGGCATCCCCTACAGCCTCCAGAACGCGCTCTACGGACAGCGGAGTGCTCGACCATGAAAGCAGACTCTGATGGTTCCAGAAGTCTCCATAGAGGCTCTGACCCACCTTCACGCGCGTCGTCTTGCAAGCCATGGTCTGGCCGCGCACGAACATCAGGAATCGCGACTGCTGCGGAGCGAGCAGGCGACGCACCGGAGCGAGGATCGCGCCGACGATGATCGGTGCCATCACGTCGGGATAGTGCGATCGGTAGGCTGACTCCCACAGCAGCTCGACACCCTCGCGGACCTTCCTCGGATCCGGATGCGGAAGCTTCATCTCGTCGAGGATGTTGTGCTCGGACACCATCCGCATCTTCGTGTTCGCCTTCGGGTTGTCGTCGTCGTACAGCACGTCGGGCGTGAAGAACTCCTTGCACTCCTTCGAGGGGAATCCCCACAGCCACCCGGTGTCGCGATTTGTGTAGTCGCCGCCGGTCGTCTCCTGGATGTGCATCCACATGTCGTCGGCGTCCTTCGGGTGGAGCTGCCACTCCGAAGTGCCGCCGGGAGTCGCCGCGATCTCCTTCTCGAACTTCGCGCCCTGCTCGTGAGTCACGGTCAAGTGCCGCCCATCCTTGTGCGTTAGCTCGACCACGTAGCTGCGCCCCGTCGAGACGCCACCTTCGAGGATCAGACCCTGCTCGATGATCTTGCCGGTGAACGTCGCGATCCGCATCTCGCCGCTGCGCGTCTCACGCCACACACACCCGTCTGCCGTGAATACCCCGTTGCACTGGATGCTCGGTCCAGTTGCCACCGGGCAGGCTGCGACCAGCGCTTCCCACGCGGTTATGCGCTCCTCGGTCGAGTGCCGGTACAGGTAGTCCGAGATGTCCTTGTCCTGTTCGAGCTTCACCGTGCGGATCACCGCGACACCGATCTTGCGGAGGTCGTTCCGCATCTTGGCTTCCGCCTTCTTGCCGGGGTCGTCGTTGTCGAAGCAGATAATCACTTCGCTGCCCTCACCGGTAGGAATGAACCCTGCCGGGAAGTGCTTCGTGCGCAGCGTCGCGCAGCCCCCGGTGGTCGTGATCGCGTTCACGCCGATGGACAGCAATGCCAGACAGTCGGGCTCGCCCTCGCAGATCACAAGCGGACGTCCCGCGACGTGGTAGTCGGCGACCAGCCACAGCGGATACGCGATCATCTTCGCGAACCGTACGCTCATCTTGTTGGAGTTGTCCGAGTCCCTGTAGGGCACCGTCTTCACGTTCGTGATCCGACCTTCCACGTCCAGAACCGGAAAGCGCAGACGTTCGTTCGCCATGCCGATGTGCGCGTGCTCCCAGAGCTTCTCGGAGATCGCGTGCCGTTCGAGGTAGTCGCGCGCCTCAGCACCATCGCCGGTGAGCAGGTTGCGCGCCCACTCCTCGACCTTCTTCCCATCCGGCAACACCGGTTGTTGTGCCGTCTCCTCCGACACCCGACCGCGCAACTCCTTGTACGCGTCCTCCTCGGCCATGCTCATCCGCACCGCGTAGAGCTTCTCCAGGTGACCGTTTCCGCACTTCGTGTGGCAGTTCCAGAACCCGTTGTTCGCGCGGACCGTGAACTCGGAGTCGCCCCCGTGAAACGGGCACCCCTTGACGAGGAACAGATCTCCGTCAGTCGTCTCGCGTCGCCCCCGTACTTCGACGCCCATCTCGCGCAGAATGCCGTCCACGTCCTGCCGATCCCGCCACTTCATGTCCGCCATGTTCCCTTCCTATCTGTCGTTCCACGTTCGTGAACAGACGAAGCGCGAGTCGCTCCGCATAGAATGCGTTGTCGCAGGGCATGAAGTGAACTCCGAATCGAAACCCGAGGGCGAGCATCGAACCGATCGGAACGGCTGGCGGGACCACACCGGGGTAGCGGTGCTTCGCCATGTCGTCGATGTCCGATTCGATGAATACATATGCTCGCCTGACGTTGTCTCGCAGTCGCTCCAGTTCGCGAACGAATCGCTCCCTGCCCCGCGTGACGGTGGCGACGAAGTCGGCGAGTGTCTTGCGCTCGATTACGATCACTTCCTCCAGTCCGTCCAGCGAGTAGTCACCCTCCCCAAGCTTGCACCGCACCTGATCGTGTCCTGCAAACGCCCACGGCGTTTGCTCCCTTGTATCGACAACGATCCGGCGCGAGAGCCGGGGTTCGGTCACCTAATTTGTTGAACCACCGACCGTGTACGGACCTTCGTCGCCGATAGCGGTTGTCCAGTCGTTTGTGTTCGTGTAGTGGAGCCCAGACCGTAGTTGATTTGTCGCCGCTTCATTTGTGACCCCCAGTGTGTAGTTGCCGTAGCTGTACCACGGTCGGTAGTTCGAGTAGTGGTAGTGGTGCTCGACGTGTTTGCCGATCGCTGTCGTCTTGCGCACCTCGGTGATCTCCTGTTGGAGCTTCTTGATCTCGCGCCGCAGCGCTGCCATCTGGCCCTCGATGTTCATCAGTCTTTGATCTCCCCGCCGAATTCGGCTTGGCATTCGCGCCAGTAACCGCACCAGCGCTTGGAGCAGAGAAAGTTCGTTCGGTTCGGCATCCATGCCCCCGACTCGATGTTCTCCGCGATGTTGATGTGTGCGCGCGCGAGCATTCGTTTGAAGCCCTCGCGCTCCGTTTGGTCCGTCGTGCGGATCAGTGCCGGGTCGCTTTCCGGCGTCTGGATCTGCGGCGTCTTCGACTTCACCGCGACGTGGAAGTGGACGTCGTTGGGATTGACGCGCAGCTTCTTTAGTTCTTCGTCCTCAGCCGCAGCAACGCCGTACCCTACGGCTTGCGACGAGTCCTTCACCTTCGAGGCACCCCAACGACGTCCGGATGTCTTGTTGTCGGTGATGACGTTTGCACCCGAATCGGGCAGCTTCTGCACGAAGTCCACGTAGCCCATGAAGTCGAACGAGCGCTGCCCGTAGTCCACCGGAACATGAAATTGCATCTGCGTCGCGATCGGATGCGTCGGCACCGCGCACTCGTCGCGCCATGCGTGGATCAACTGAACACCGGTGTCCATGAGCTTGCCCTTGTCCTCGCCCTTCCAATCCTCGACGTCTTCGGCGACCTCGTCGAACTTCGCCGCGAACCGATCCATGCACGACGCAGCGGTCTCGGTCACGCCCGTCTCGATCTTCACGTCGTAGACGTCGTTCTTCGTGACGTCGTCCGCCTGCCCAAACGCGAGAGCACCGGTCGGCGGGGACTTCTCGCCCATGATGTAGCGACGGAAGAACGCGTAGCCGCAGCGGTGATACATGTCGTACTTCGAGCACGACATTGTCGCGAGAGTCTTTTCTTCGTTGCTGCTCACGAGGTCACCAGCGTCCCGACCGGGGTGGTCACACCACATTTGATTGCTTCCGTGGGCTGATCAAGCACGATTGAGATGCGCTTGATCATCGCGGGCTTGATCGTCAGTGTGCCCTCGACCACCACCTGTTTTTCGCTGCCCTTCTCGATACGCACCTGATGGAAGTAGGCAAGCGTCGGTGGATCACCGGTGCCGTTCGCGACGACGTCGAGCGTCGATGTGTCGGCTTGCAAGAGATCGACGTCCAGGATCCCCGAGACGGGTGTTACCAGCGTCACCCCCGAACCGATCTCCTTGTACACCTGCCATGAATAGTCATCTACGGCAGGCTGCACCACGTAGTGGATCTCGGCACCGGTCAATCCGGTGAGGTCCACTGCTACCGCATCGGTGTCTTGAACAGTAAATTGGAAGGTGATGTCGTCACCCTCGTAAATAGTTTGGTTGACGGTAGTAGCCATTAGATTGGATCGACGGATTGCGTTTTTTCGATATCGTAAGTGGTGGCCGTGTTCTGCTGCACGTCGAATACCGTGGTCTTCGACTGCTCGACGTCATATTCCACGTCCGCGATGATTCGCACGATGTGTCCACTCCATCCATCCGGTATTGCTGCCACTTGGACAGCCCCGAATGATCGGCCAAGATTCTGCACCGCTCCGAAGGATCTGCCCATCAGCTTGTGAGTCCCACGCCCTCGGTGTCAATTAGTAGCCCACCATTCGCGTCAGAGTTCAGCGAGAAGTCATCGCCGGCCGCGTCAGAAAACGGGTCGGCTGTGAGAGGGATATCATCACTATGCGCTGTGATGTTGTTCCGCTGGCCGGACGTGTTGTTGTAGTAGGCATTCGGGCCGATAAATAGCGATGCATTATCCGAGTAGGTGTAATTGATTCCGTAGCCGCCGTTGCTGACAAATATGCAGTTTTCCACGGTTACGCTCGCCTTCTCTGGCTGGCTTCCAGAGTGGCCGAGAATCCGAAGTCCATCTAGCGTGTTGTTGTAGAAGGTGCAGTTGTAGAATTGATGGACCGTTGCATTCGTAGCTGTGACTTCAGCACCATAGGTATCGCATCCGCTGAATATGCACTCAATGAAGATCGGACCACCTTGCCCAGCAGAAGCACCGTTTACCCCCGCGAACCCATTGTCGCTTCCCTGGAATCTACACCGCCGAAGTGACCCACCGTAACCGCCAGACCAGTAAAATGGCTGGCGGGCCATGTTGCGGAAAATGCAATCTACAGCGGTCCAGTAGCATCCGCCATCGGCGTAGATTCCGTAACCTAATCCGCCCTCGCAAATGCAATCCCTTACCACCGAGCCCTGACCGCGCTCCGTTGCCGAGAACCTAATCCCACCACCGAATACCTGTAGCGTGTGGAGAGTTGTCAGGGTGAGACCTAATAGATAGACCATCGGCACGTCAATTTGAAACGTCCACATGTGACCGGCGGCGTGCGATCGGATGACGGGTGCAGCACCAGGCGCAGCCTGGAATGTCACGGGTCCATCCGTGATGGTCCCGCCCACCGGATTGTCGATGGCCTCCGACACATCGTAGGTCCCGGCCTCGAATTCAAAAGTCCACCCGGCCAGCATATCTTCCCAGTCGTTATTGGTGGACTCGCTATCTAGCGTCTGCCGCTTACCTCCAACCGCCCACGACTTGGCTGCGAAGTCAGCATCAAAAGCGGTATTCGTCACGATAGCCGTGCAGGTCGCCGCGCCTCCCGTGAAACTCGCGATCGAAAATAGGTGCCGTTCGCCCGCATTCGTTTCGCACCATAGCGCATCGCTACCAGCGTCGTCCGCGACACCCGTGAAGTCGACGGTTTCGTTCAACGTCAGCGTCGTATCGAGAGCCACCCCCTCGGCATTCGTACCAGTCACCGCCGTCGCTGGCCCAGCACCACTCGCGGCGGTATCGCTCCCGGTTGACGCGTTGTAGACGATTGTCGGACGTGCCATGACGATGCCCTACAGTAGACGCACTACGGGTACCAGATTGACAGCGCGTTTCCCAGCCACGGCCATCGTCGTGTCGATGTTCTGTAGTAGGGTAATGAAATTCGTCAAGTCCAGTTTCGTCACCGGGCGCGTGCTTGAGTTCTGGTCGAGGATCGTGTCCGAATCGGCGGCGGCCACTAGCGCCGCATTGGTGGAGACACCAGCATCCCAGGCGGCGATGGCTGTCTGCTGGTTGTCGTCCACTGTCTTCAATTGCTCCGCTATGGGTCGGATGACGGACTCGACGAAACTGAGAACCTGGGGATCGGTGATATCTGCCATGATTAGCCTACGAATCTGAAGTTACCGAAAATACGCGATGGTCCCGCCAATCGCCGAACCGACTAAAGCACTGACGGCAAGCACAAGTCGCATACCGGTCTTCGCGCTGTGAACATCCTTGGATATGGATTCGATCAGAAGTCGTATCACCCTCAACTCGTCCTTGAGTTCACGAATCGTGAGCTGTTGCGTTTTGCTGTAGACCTCCAAGCTTGCAAGACGACTCGCGTGGTCATCGCTCCGTCTTTCCTTGCCGTCCCAGCTCACGTTAGAAACCGTTCGCCCCCACGCGACTCAGACCGGTCGCGTGAATGTCGTAGCGGAAGTTCGAGCTAGTGCTCGATTGCGACCCTCCGAAATCGATGTGGAAGCAGAGAATGTCGTCCGCGTCCACCCCCGTGTCCTTTCGGATCACCATCATCCCTGCCGTGATCGTGACGGTCGACCCAAAGTCGATGTTGTCACAGTCGAGGTCGGCGACGGATGATGTGATCGTGAGCGAGGGGTTCGTGATCACCTGCTCGGCATAGTCCGTGTCCGAGATCTCGGCCGAGATGTGGGTGTAGTTCGTCTCCGTCGCGACGAACGCTTCAGCCGTATGCAGGGTGCATGTGAACTTGTCGTTCAGCCAGTCAATGTTCCCCTGCTGCAGCTCCGAGTAGTACGTGTCGTACACGCTGACCGTGATTGCCATCCGCCTCTTCTCCTGCGCGCCTGACCGCGCGTCTCTTGGGACCAATCCCTGGGACCAATCTTGGTCCCAGGCGGCGCGTTTGGTCCCAAATGGGAACCTGACCGAAAACGCGCTACGTGACCTCTCGCTGCCGCCGACGACGTCGACAGCCCGATTTGCTCACTGGTCCCACATCCCCGCTGTGCGGATTTAGGATCCTGTGAGTATAAAAACTCTTGCGGGTTCAAGTCCCGCCTCTCGCACCACTTAGCTCGCTGGGCCGCAGCCGCACTAGCCTGTGGGACCATTTTGTGGGACCAAACAGGCCAAATCGTGGTAGTGTCCTGGGCATGCCTACGAGAAAGAAGCTTCCCACTGGTGTCGTCCAACACGGCGACAAGTTCCGCTACCGCATCACGATCGACGGCAAACGCCGGAACTCGTCGTGCTTCGGTACTCCCGAGCAAGCTGCCCTGGCACGCTCGGAAGCCACCGGTCTGGCGAAGGCTCGACCGGCCAAACGGGCGACCCTGCAGGACGGGTTCGACCGGGTGATCGACCGTGGCGGCATCCGCCCCGGCACCCTCGAATTCTACCAGGACGTCTTCGCCAAGATCGTGAAGATCATCCCCGCCGACACCGGTCTGCTCGCCATCGCCGAGCCGAAGCTCCTGGCGTTCCTGAAGCGTCGCGAGAACGAGACCGGCATCCCGACGATCGTCAAGGAGCTGGTCATGCTCGGGCGGATCTTCAACGTCTGCGTCGAGGACGGGCTCGTCGAAACCAACCCGGTCAGACCATTCCGAGCGAAGTACCGGAACCGGCTGAAGACCCGGAAGAAGGATCCCCGGTGGGTCAGCCTGGGGGAGTTCGAGGAGGTCTTCGCCAGGATGGCTGAATGGGCCCCTGTGAAGCGTCACGCGAACCGGTGCGGAGATCTCGCCGTGGACGTGCTCGTCCCGCAGATTCTCTTCTGCACCGGTCTGAGGCGCGCTGAACTGGGTAGGCTCAAGGTCAAGGACATCGACCTCGCCGATGGCGTGATCTACCCCGAAGGCAAGTGCAGCGACGCGACCGTCGCGATCCCGAAGCGTCTGCGCCCCTACCTCGTCGCACACCTCAAGACGCTGAAGCCGAACGAGTTCATCGTCCCGCAGCGGAAGGGCGACAGGGACGGTGCCGCTGTGCGTCGCGTCTTCCAGCGCTGGCAGCAGCGACTCCAGATCGACTGGACGCCGCACGCGCTGCGCCACGGGCTTGGTAGCCTCCTGGCCGCGCAGGGTGCGAACACGAAGACGATCATGCGTGCGCTGCGCCATGAGACACCGGAAATGAGCCTGCACTACCAGTCCATGACGGACGAGTCCGTGCGGAACGCAGTAGACGACGCTCTCGCCGGGTAGTCTCACGCGCCCTTCCTCTTGGCGCGGCGACGCGCCTCGCCCTCGATCTCGCGCCAAGTGCGGTCGTTCTCTTCAGGGCTGACCGCAATCGTGTTCTCCTCGATGAACCGGTGAACGAGATCCTTCCGGAAGAACCACTTCGCGCCGACTCTCAGTCGCGGGACGAACTTGCCCCGCTGGACGAGATTCTTGAGCGCATCCCTCGACATCGGTAGCAAGTCGAGCACTTGGTCGAGAGAGTAGTGTTCCGGTGTGCCCATCGCCGGGTGATTCTAGCCAAGGGGGGACTGACCAGAATAGGGTCTTCGAAGGAAAAAGCGGACCCACCACCGGTGGTGCTATCGGGTGACCCAGAACACAATCACTCCGACCAGCAAGTGCGTCGCGAGGAGCACCAATGCGAGCAAGAATCCCGAGACGCGCGGGGGGTAGGGTTCCGCGCGCGGCCGGAGAGGTGCGGGAGTGTAGCCGGGTTCGGGAGTTAGGTCCGACCTCGTTTCTCTCTTGCCGTTACGCGCCGCCGCCATTTCTTCAGCTCCCCTTCGATAGCTTGATTGATGGTCGCCCAGGTGCGCGAAAAATCGGGACAGATGTTGGCGAGGTGGTCCTGCACCATCTCCAGTTTGGTCTCAAACTCTTCCTCTCCGATTGGTTCCAGCGACGGACTCAACTTGCAACCCACCGGGAGTTGCCATGACTCCGCGACTTGAACACGGTCGAGCAGATTTGCAAGACCCTTTTCGTTGCGCACATTGAGCAGGAACCCAATGAAGTGATGGTCGAGGAACAGGCCAGCAGGCAACAAACGCTTCGACCGGGAAGTCTTGCTGTTCGCCTCGCTCGGCAGGATATCGTAGATGCTGCACTTCGCCGCCTTGGCGATCGAGGCGATGGCATAGCAATTCGGTGTCGAACGGTTCTGCTCCCACTTCTTGTAGCCAGAGAGCGAGATTGACTCGCTCCACAACTCCTCGTGGATTGCACAAACGCGCTCGAAGAACTCGTCCTGGTTGAGCTTCGGGATCAGCACGTTTCGCACTGCCCGGATCCGCCCTCCCAGGTCGTACGGGATAGTGATCGTGGTAGGCTTCATGGAACCCAGAGAATGCCTCAAGATTCCAGAAAAGTCCCGCCCCGATCTAGTGACTCCCTAGAACGGGATCGAGGTGTGGACCTTCTTGTCCGGTGGATCAACCTTGCCAGGACGTGCCGTGGTGACCTCTGGGCGACGCTCTCCCTGGAACTCTTTCCCCATCACCACCGTGATATTCGCCCCCCGGTCGATCAACTCCTCCGGGTTGAACTCCGACCCAGATGTCACACCGAGCGCGGTGAGGGTTTCGCGCCGCTTCTTGATAACCATCGGGTGAAGATCATCGGGGTGGTCGAACGAGAGGAACTGCCGCACTCGCGCACCGTCGTAATCGCCGCCGACGATCGCCCAGGTCAGCCACACCGCATCGTAGGGGTTGCCGCTCTTCTTGCTCGTCAACTCGCGCGTCTCCACCGAGTAGACGACTGCCGCGTAGTCACCGGGCACGCAGCCCGCGATGTCTTGGTCGAGTTCTTCGTTCGTTCGTTCGCTGTCGTGAAACTTCACCATCAGATTGTCACCGTTTGTTCTTGTCGCTGTTTGTTGAGTACTTCGAGAATGGATGTTGCTTGGTCTGGCGAGAGGTCTTCGAACTGCGAGACCCCACGCGTGCGCAAGCCTTCGCGCACGTCGTTGTGTTCGAGCTTCAGCACATCGACCAGCTCCTGGAACTCGGCCACCTGCTCGTCGGTCGCGCGCGGTTTCGGCGCGGATGCCTGGAACGACGATGGGAACGTGTCGAGGAAGACCTTGTGCAACGGCTCGCTGAGAACCGTTCCTTGCGGCAGCTCGGCGACACGACTCTTTGCCACCGTGGAGCGGAACGTGCTGCCGCGTGACGACATGTTGATCACGAGATCGAACTCGTGTTCGAATCCTTTCTGCCCCTCTGGGATCACACCGACTCGTCGTCGCTGATCACCCGCGCCCTCCCACTCTTCCTTCGCGCGCGCCGTGCAGATCACCGGGATCTCAAGTCGTCGAAGGTCGGCAGTGAATCTGCGGTGCAGTCGCTTGACTGTGCCCCACGCATCTTGATCGAGCGCTGACTCGAACTGCTGCTTTCCCTTCTTGGCGTGCTTGAACTCTTCGATCTGGTCCTGCAGGTTGTTGTACCAGGGAGTCGTCGAGTCACAGAAGAGGAGGCGGCACGGGTCGCCACTAGGGCAAGTCGGATCAGAGAGGAGATCCTTCACAACCGCATGCGCCTCCATAATCGATGGGCAGTGGTCCAGCTTGCCACCGGGATACTGGAACTTGAAACGCTCGTGGTAAAGACGGCAGGAGCGCTCCGAGTCGAGCACGATGCCGTGTCCGCCGAGCTGGTGGATGAGGTTGACACCGACCCAGGACTTCCCGGTACCGCTGCCACCGATGAGGAGTGCGTTGAAGCTCACGAGACCCCCATCAGGATTGTGCCATCAACTCCAACTTGACCGCTTGTCGTCTGCAGTTTCGTTTCGCTTTCACTCATGAGGGTTGCTCTTTGTGCGTTCGAGCTTCTTGAATTCGGGTTGCGAAAGAATGCCACTCACCGCCGCCATCAGGATTGACGTCGAGAGTCGCGAGGGTCATCAACTCTTCGGTGATCGGGCGCACCGACTGATCGGGCATCTCCAGGTTCTTCACGAGTAAGCGCGCCAACTCCCACGAGAACTTCTGGATGTGGCGTCCGTCAGCCGCCTTCACGCCCGTTCTGAGCTTGTAGAACGGAGCTTCGGTGAAACCGCACGCCTTCGCGATGCGGCGCGGAGAGACGCGATGGTGAACGTGTGCCATCCACCGGACGAACTGTTCGAGTTGACTGGTGTCGGAGACGGGCTTGCCGTCCACGATCCTGCCGGGGATCCAGTTGGGGACAGGTTCCTCGAAGAGCCGCAGATTCAGCCGAACGGTCGTCTCGCCCATGCCGGGGATTGTAGCGACGAACGCAGCCAGGACTCACCCGATCTGGTTCTTCCTTTGCTGGGGTTGTTCACACCGGTGGAATCGTGTTCAATCCTGTGGATGAGGATCCTTGGCAAAATCATCGGTGCCACTTGCGACATCGTTGGCCCCATCGGCAGCTTCGTCGTGCTCGCGATCGTCGGATGCGGTACTGCCTACCTCTTCATGTCGTCGTAAGGGTAGAGCCTACTTCACCTTCTCGGCCTTGCGGTGCTTGGCGGACTTGACGTCGCGACTCTTCTGAATTTGATCCTCGATCCCCTGCAATTCCTTGCTGATCTGCAGGAACTTCCAGCCAGCGGTGAACTGGTTGTGCTCTTCCAGCATCGAGTCTGCGAGCTTCGTGACTGCCGCCAGAGAGAACGTCTTCTCGTTACTCGTCCACCCCTCGTACCGCTTCGTCAGAGTTTGTTTCATGTCGCGCCGCGTGACACCGAGTCGGTTGAGTGCTCGCGCCGCCTTCTTCAACGGATGCTGATTCGCATCACCTGCCTTCCACTCCTTGAGCTTCGCCTTCAGATCTTCGGCACTGTCCGCACTGGTCAGCGCGTTCCACATCTGATCGTAGTAGCGCTCTCGCGCCGCCGACATCGCTTGCGTCCAGGCCTTGTGCGGATTCGTGTTGGTGTAGATCGCTTCGCGAGCACGACGCTTGAGCCTGTCTGAGTCGGGCTTCTCCGATGGCTTGAGGAATCCAGGGATGACCCCTGACAACCACGTTCGGATGTTGTGCTGCAGACCAGGTACGTTGTAGTGACCCGATGCCGCCTTGTGCAGCGAGTCCTCGAAGTGCTCGCGCACGTAGTGCGGACGCTTGGCCCTGCTCAACGGCAGCGTGCCCCACCACGAGTTGCCGCCGGTCCAGAGCGGCAAGAACGTCTTGCCCGCCGCAGCGACCCGCTCGGGAATTCCACTTTCGCCACGACCCTCGGCCTTCACCCACTCGGGCTTGATGCCGATCTGAGAGTGAATCAGGCCACTCTGCTCCGCGATCATCCGCACCATTGGCGCCGCCTTGCTGAACCACGTCTGGTGCCACCTGTCGATCCAGTGCCCGACCTCGTGGTACTGCTTGCCGAGCATCACGTACAACTCTTGTCCGGTCTCCTCATCGTACCCGATGAAGATGTGCCCCTCCTTGCCCTCCGTGTTGTTCCACCACGCATAGCTCGGCATGAACAGCCCGCTCTCCTGCGCGCTCTTCGCTGCCGCCATGCCTTCCTTCGACTCGGGTCCGTGGGTCTTCAGCCACTTCTTCTTGTCGTCGTCGGACAGCGACTCGATGAGCGCATACTGCAGAGCGGTGTTGACCGCGATCTGCATGAAGGCGACGCGAGCGAAGTAGGCACGGGCGTTGTGACTCGTCTCAACCAGCTCGCCCTTCAAGTGCTCGGGCATCTCTTCGCCACGCAACTTGTAGCCAATCTCCTTCACCTTCCGGCCACCGGCGGCGAGCGGTTCGCCTGCCACACCCCACATGGCGCGACCAGCGATCTTCAAGTTCGAGATCGTCCAGTCCGGTGAGAGCATACCCCACTGCAGGAACCGCAACCGACTCTCGCTCATGCGCCACGCAGTCTCCCAAGCTTGACCACCAAACGCATCGTTGACGAACGACGCCGCCTTGCGCTTGAGTCGTGCGCGACCATCAGCGGTGCGAGCACGCTCGGGATACCGGATCTCCAACTCGGTCGAGATTCGGTTGTAGGCGTCGAGCTTCGCGTAGGTGTGAATGTGGTCCCACAGGATTTTGTCGGTGCCGTGCTTGATGGTCTTCGCGATATCGGTGAACTGCTTGAGACCGACCCCCTTGATGCTGCCGATCTTGCCGAGTGCCGTGAGCAGATCGAACACCGCATTGTGATCGATGTCAGACGTGACACCAATCTTCAGGTTGTGCATCACCGCATCCTCGGCGATCTTCGTCTTCAGCATCAACCGACGACCTTCGAGGAAGTTCGCAACCGGGTTCAGCTTGCCACCGGAGAAGAACGCTGACTCGAAGCCGACCGCGACGGCGTGGAAACCGGAGAGCGACAGTTCCATCGACTTCTGCACACCACCGAGTGCTTTCGCGAACCTGAAGATGTTGTCCTTCGTCGGGTTCGACATCACCTTTCCGAGCGGACCCTTGCCTTCCGCTGGTCGAATGCCCGTGCCCTCGATCAGATCGCGATGGACGATGTACTTCTCGATCTTCGGCGAACCCTTGTGCGTGTAGGTGAACGCATTGCCTCCCTCGAACTCGACGTACTGACCCGACTGCATGGCAAGCTTGCCCATCTTGCTGTCGGTGGTCATCATCGCGCGGAACGACTTGACCGGCTTGATCTTCGCGAGATCTTGGCGGTACTTCTCCAGCCTCGCACGCGCATCCGTGTACCGAGGATTCGGTTCGCTCCCCTTTACAACGTCAACTGCCTGGACCTTTGGAAGCTCACGCTTCAACCAGTGGTTGACTGCATCAATCGCCTCGCTTTTGGATTTACCAGCATCGACAAATCGCTCCGTGCCTTGCACTCCCGGCTCGATGAGAAGATCGCTCGTCTTGCGATCCAGCACCCACTTATCACCGGACTGCTGAATTCGAAACCGTTTGCCACCGACTTCAGCATTCCAGCCGTTGCCGGTCTCAACGAAATCCGACTCTGCAAGCTCACGTCCTCGGGGAGACTCCAACCACTCCTTCCCGACAATCTGTCGTGTCTCCGGAGTCTCGCCAAGTTCGCGCTCTAGATCGGCGATCTCCCGTTTCAACCATGCGCGCCGTCCACCTGGAGGTTGCTTCTTCTTGTTCTTACCCGGTGATGCTGGCTCGGGTGTGTACGGATCGAATCCTTCCGGCAGCTTGAACTCCACACGCATCAGGTCGCCGACCAGACGACGGTTCGCCTGGATGGTCCCGTGCTGCGTTTCGTACAGTTCCAAGATCCGGTGAAGCTGCTGCTCACGCGGAATCAGATCGTGTTCGCGGATGCCTTCCGCCAAGGAAGCGATCTTGCGCTCCTTCGTGAACTTGTCCTTCTGTGCAAACCGTGCGGTTGACCATGACCTCGCACGCTTCGTCGAGCCCGGTGATCCTGCGAGATCCCAGATGTGCGTGACGTACTCGTCGATAAAGCGTTCGGCGGTGAGTTGCCCCGACTCGACCTTCTCCTTGAACATCTTGTTGAACACCGGACGAATCTCTTCGAGCAACTCGTGCGACCACGCGCCCGCTTTCTTGTGCAGACGCTTCATCACGTCCGGTAGCTGGTCGATCAGGTCAGACCCCGCGTGCTCTTCGATCAGCTTGTCGATCTCCTCGATCTTCTTCTTCGCAGCTACCTTGCTAGCCTCGTCAAGGCCTTCCATCTCCTTGACCAGCTCGAATCGCTGCTGCTGCATGTTCTTCTTGACGCGCAACCACTCCTTGCGGCTCTTGTCGTGACGCGGGTTGCCCGTGCCTTCAAGTGCGAATGCCAGCTCTTCGAGTGAAGCCTTGTCCACCAGCTTCGTCACCGGATCACGGAAGCGCTCCTTCAACTTGTTCGAACGGATCTTCGCCTTCATGCGAACCAGTTCGACCTCGCCAGCCCACTGCGCCACGCGATCACGACCCACCTGCTCCTCGACGGATGTTGTCTCACCGGTGAAGGCTCGCATGAGTGCGCTTTGCCGTCCACCGGATCGCTCAACGTGCTTCTCTGCTGACGCGAATGTTGCTCCCTGATCACCCGCCTTCGGATCGTGAAGGACTTCCGTTTCACCACGAGCTGCTTGCTCGGTGCGCAGTGTGTCCATCTCGCGGAACACTTCGCCGACACGCTCGATCTCCTTGTCCGTGAGTCGCTCCCCCTCGGGAAGATCACGGTTGCGCACACGCATCCAGTACTTCCACTCCGGTGTGGACCCTCCCGGATCGCGTTTCGGCTTGTCGGTGAGCGGAGGTTTCTGCGACTCCGTCATCTTCGTTTCGCCTTCGAGCGGAGCAGCGTACTCCTTGCCCAAGACACTGAGGCGCGGCTCGGTCATCAACACCTGCAGCGCAGCCTCTTCCTTCGGGTTCAGCTCCTCCTTAAGTTCGCGTGCTCTAACACGAGCGTGTTCCTGACGGGACTCCTCCTGTTTGATCTCTAGTTCCGCACGGCCACGCACCTCCGCGATCTGCATGGCTTCCGCCAGGATCGGGACCGACTGAACCTGTCCCGACAAAGCCTTGCCCATCGCGCGGATCCAGTCGCCGCGAGCTTCTGCTGTCTTGAGGTTACCCACGAACTCCAACAGCATCGGGTTCGGCTGCGAGAATCCCGGAGCCCTGGGATCTTGCGGCGAAGGTTCCTGATCACCACGGATCGCGTCATAGAACTCCTTGACGAAGGGGTCGTCGTAACGGTGGCGACCGAGCACGTTGAGCGCGGAGCGCAACACGTTCGCGTCACCCTTGTTCAGCGATTCGTTCCCGAGCTGGTGCTGCTTCAGCCAGTCACCCCAGATGCGAGCGAACGGTTGCACCGAATCCTCGATGTGGTGCATCTCCATCTCGGCGGGAACTTCGTGCCACTCCTTCCACTTGGCGTTCTTCTCCAGCCCCTTCCGCATCGCTCGACCGCGAGAGATCGAGTAGTAGCCATGCATCGGATGGAACCATGTCCCATCTGCCGCTTCCGTCCATCCAAGCCTGCCGAACTCGGCGGGGTCGATGTCCAACACGCGGTTCTGCAATGCATCTACAAGCGACTCGGCGTTGATGCGCTCGACGAGTCGCTGCGCTTCCTCACCGGAGTAGGCGCGCTTCTCGATGTCGTACTGCTTCGACATGCGCGACGACGGTCGCAGGATGTATCCCTCGTCCGTTGCCTCCAGACTGAACCGACCACGACCAGGATGGCGGAACGTGGACGTGTTGCCCTTCGTCGAGACCTTCCAGTTGTTCAGCGACAGATCGATGATCGGCTGCGCCTGATCGCGATGCGGAAGCTCCAACGCTTCGAGAGCCTTGCCGACCTCGGTGTGCGGTTCGCGCAGCATGCGCGCCTGACTCGGGAGCAATCCCTTCGCTGCGGCCATGCCGACAGCAGTGCCGAACAGTTGCTGCCAACCCTCCTTGATCTTCTCGAAGTCGGGCTTGTCCTTGTTGTACTCCTGCAGCATCGGCCACCACGTATGCCAGTCGAGTGCGGCAAACCCGGTGCCCTCGGTCAACCCCGCCAGCATGCGCGCAGACACCTGCGGGAAGTCCATCTTCAGCAGACCCTGCATCTGCTTCTCCCCGATCTTGCCCAGCGCGAAGTAGAACGGTGCGAGTGCGGTCGAAATACCGGCATCAAGGATTCGCTCCTCGATGCCACCTGGACCTTCGGGAGCTGCGAGTCCTGAGTAGATGCCAAATGCGAGAGCCTTGTTCGGCTGCAAGAGTCTACGCATCGTCTGCCGGATCTTCGGCTCGTGCCGAATCATGTCCATCGTCGCACGCAGCGCAACGTCACGCGAGTTGATCGCGGCGAGTTGCGCGGGACCGAGCCCCATCGCACGTCCGATAGCCTGCGTCCGAGAGCGAATGTACTTCTGACCGAGCATACCGACGCTCTTCTCGATCTTCGCAATCGCCCCGGCAGGGCCACCGGTGATGAACCCGACCATGTGTCCGGTACCACGCGCACCTGCACGGGTCCACTGCCAGTGAGTGCCTGCCTTCTCCTCGACCTTGACCCGCCACTCGTCGAACCGCTTGCGACGTTCGAGAGCTTCAGCGATCTCTTCTTCGAGCGTGCCGTCCTGGCCCGCCTTCGACAACCACGTCAGGAAGCCATCAATCCGGTGCGCTGGTCGCTCGACCATTTGAACACGGTCGAGTTGCGGCACCAGATCTTCGATCTCAGCATCACCGAACAGCAATCGGTAGCCACCTCCGACAAGCGAGTCCGAAGTGCGCCACCACTTCATGTCCTTCGCGCCCCGATCCAGGCCATCCGCAACCCAGTTGTGAATGTTCGCGATCAGGGAAATGATGCTCCCCTCTCCGTATCCTTCGACACCTTCGACGCCAACCGTCATGGCATCGCTGACCCAACCCGTCATGAGCTGCTTCACGCTCGGATCTTTCGACCCGTAGTACAACTCGTTGCGCTCGTCGTGCCAGTTGTTCACCCAGTTGTAGATCTTGCGCGTGAGTGTGAACCCCCACGGTCGCGGTGGCATGATCTTCTTCTTACGCAAGTCGTCGAAGTACGGCTTCGCGAAGATGTAGTCGTCGTGCTGCTGCGACGTCATCTTGGCAAGAGCGTCTTGCTCCCACTTCTGAGTCGGACGGTGCCCACCACGATTCCACTGGTTCGTCGCCAGTGTGCCGCCCTCGAAGTTGTATTCCGCCACCCCGGTGGTTGGCGGGAACTCCGAAGGCTTCGTAAAGTCGATCGACTCCTCTTCCTTCTTCGGGAACAACTCCGAACCACCAGGATCATCGGGGAAGCGACGTGGCGGCTCCGCGTACTCGGTCCGTCTGCCTGCGTTGTCCGCGTGCGCTTTCAGCGTGCCGCCACTGAACGTGTAGTCCAACGCATCGCCACCACTACCAAAGTATGGCCGAAACGGGAACTTCTTCGGATCCTTCGGGAACTTGTCTTCCTCCTTCTTCGGAGTCGGATCCTTCGGGAACTTGTCCTCCTCCTTCTTCGGAGTCGGCTTCTTCTTGCCCTTCT